GGGCACAAGTGATCCGCAAGACCTTCTATGATGGTGGTGTGGATGAAGTGATCAGCACCCGTCGTCTGGTTCACATTGCCAAGGCATTTGCTATCTTCGGCAAACGTGATAAGGCAATCGAAGTGTGTGTCAACCGTTTCGATGCTGATACCAAGCAATCTTTCTTGGAACTCTATTCCAAGGTGGATGAAAAGGTTGAAACTGTTGACGAACAAGCACCTTTCTGATGTTTGATAATCTTCCCCGTCACACCCTCATTCGTAAAACTAATGGGGGTGTCTTCCTAATTAAGTGTCAAATTCATCAATTCCTTGGTGGTCAAGAAGTTGCATGTTATCTTGGTCATCTTTATTCTGAAAATGGGGTTGACTATGAACCCGCAACATGCTATATTAAAGATATTGAATGTGTTCTGGAGGAACCTAACTATGCAATGGAAGTACAATGAAGATAAGATCCTCAAAGATGTTGAGGATTATGTAGTGAGCACTTACGGAAGTCACTATTGTGGTCATGACGATGATTATTCTGATATTCAGACTATTGATCTGATGGCAGCAAAAGGTCTAGCAGCAGATTTCTGTCAAGCAAATATTCTGAAATATGGATCTCGATATGGTGACAAAGATGGACATAACAAACGTGATCTTCTTAAAGTGATTCACTATGCTATGCTTCTACTTCACTTTGACAAACACTATTCTCGCACTAATAATGGTCTTCAGGAGTTCAAATCAGTATGAAAGTCAATGTTTCCCCAACCACTCTTGCTATTCTAAAGAATTTCTCATCGATTAATAAGTCGATTGTTATTAAACCAGGAAATGTTATTTCTACGGTTTCAATCAATAAGAATATTCTTGCACGTGCAGAGGTAACAGAATCTTTCCCAACAGATCTATCAATCTATGATCTTAGTCTTTTCCTTGGTGGTCTGACTCTATTCAAAGATCCTTACTTTGATTGTTCTGATGATAAGAAAGTAATTGTCAACGATTCGACTGGTGCAAAGTCTGTATTCTATTATGCTGATCCCAGTGTAATTGTTACACCTCCAGACAAAGAGATTCAATTACCGTCTGTTGATGTTGAATTTACTCTGGAGTCTGATGTTCTCACACAACTTCAGAAAGCAGCAGCAATTTATTCTGTCCCTGATCTCTGTTTGTATGGACAAGATGGTAAGATTTATCTGTCTGTAAATGACAAGAAGAATGAAACCTCAAATGTTTATTCACTTCCAGTGGGTGAAACTGAGGATGAGTTCTGTCACTGTTTAAAGATGGAGAACTTGAAACTTCTCCCTGGCACTTATGATGTGCAAATCAGTAATCCAAAGGTAGCAAAGTTTGTTAGTAAACAATACAATGTATCCTACTGGATTGCTCTTGAACCTTGATTGATAATTAATTATGTCTGATCTGTTTCTATGGGTTGAGAAGTATCGTCCTGATACTATTGAAGATTGTATTATTACTGAGGAATCTAAAGAAATCTTTAAAGGGTTTCTAAATAAGGGGGAGATTCCTAATCTCCTTCTTGCTGGTCCTCCTGGCATCGGTAAGACTACAATTGCAAAAGCATTATGTAAAGAACTGGGAGCAGATTATTATGTCATTAATGGATCCGACGAGGGTAGATTCCTCGATACTGTCCGAAACTCTGCGAAGAACTTTGCTTCGACCTTCTCACTTTCGTCGTCTGCTAAACACAAAGTCATCATTATTGATGAGGCAGACAATACGACCTCAGATGTTCAACTCCTCCTACGGGCATCTATTGAGGAATTTGCTAACAACTGCAGGTTCATTTTCACCTGTAACTACAAAAACAAGATCATCGAACCTCTACATTCCAGGTGTGCAGTCATTGACTTCAGTATCAGAGGCAGAACCAAACTTGTCCTTGCCGAACAATTCATGGAAAGGACTTCCTGGATCCTTCAAAAGGAAGGTATTGAGTTTGAAGAAAAGGTTGTTGCAGAAGTAATTCTTAAATATTTTCCAGACTTTCGACGTATCCTTAATGAACTCCAACGATATTCTTCTGTTGGTAAAATTGATGCAGGAATTCTTTCTGCAATCTCGGATATCAATACATCGGAGTTGATGCGTAAACTCAAAGGTAAAGAGTTTACTGAAGTGCGTAAATGGGTTGTATCCAATATGGATAATGATCCAACTTTTATTCTCAGGAGGGTGTATGATTCTCTTTATGATTATCTAGAACCACAAAGTATTCCTGAGGCAGTATTGATTCTTGGTGAGTATCAATACAAGTCTGCTTTCGTTGCAGACCAAGAGATTAATACTCTTGCTTTTATGACTGAACTAATGATGAGGTGTCAATTCAAATGAACGTAAAACTTATTCGTATGTCCTCTGGAGAGGATCTAATTGCTAATGTTGTTGACAATGATCAACGAGATGTGCTGATTATTGAAAATGCTATTGTTGGATTTCCTAGTGGTGAAGGAACTCTTGGATTTGCTCCTTGGTCTCCCATGATTAATAAAACTGAAAAGCAAATTACAGTTCAACGTCAATTTGTAGTGTATATTGCCGAAGCAGATGATAGTATTGTTGAGCAATATGGTAAAATGTTTGGCACTGTGATTACACCTAGTAAAAAGATTATTGTTTGATATGGAAATACATGGTTTCTTTCCAATCAAATTCTATTCATTTCAGAATCTAGAAATAGTTCAGAAGTGTATTGACATGCTCTCAGAAGAAGAGAAGATTCTTTCTTATTTTCCTAACCCAATTAATCAAACAGTTGGAGCATGTATGCAACGGGAAGATAAGTGGAGATTCCTTACGGAGTGGGTTGAAGAGTGTCTTGAAGATATTCGACAGGAACAACAACTTCAACTTAATGGTAAACTTAAAGTCAGTGCAATGTGGGGGAATATGGTTCCCAAAGAATCTGGTGGTAAGCATACCATCCATCGACATTCTAACTCATATGTGAGTGGAATTTACTATCTATCTGAAGGTGCTCCTACTGTATTTGTTGATCCAGTTTATGCTAGATCATTAAGTTCTCTGGAAATCCCTGCTTTTAATAATCAAGATAGTTTGACTATTGAACCCCGTGTGGGTACAATGGTTGTGTTCCCAAGTTACGTGCAGCATTTCACTCAACCTCATTATGGTGATGATAATCGTTTAAGTATTGCTTGGAATAGTTTTCCCAACGGATCAATTTCACAAGGACAAGACGGTAAAAATTATGTTAAGTATGAAGTCTCTTAAATCTCCTCTTCGTTATCCTGGTGGTAAAACACGAGCATTGAAGTCTCTAGATATTTGGTTTCCTGATTACAAAGAACTTAGGGAACCATTTCTTGGTGGTGGTTCTGTGAGTCTTCACTTATCTAAGAAGTACCCAAATAAACCAGTTTGGGTTAATGACCTTTACTATCCACTATATAACTTTTGGACAATTCTTCGAGATGCTGGAGAAGAACTTTCTGACACCATTCTTTCAGTAAAGAACTCAATGAATGGTAGTGATGAAGCACACAAAGAATTATTCAATCAAGTAAAACAGGATATTAAAGATCAGGATACTATGGATGCTGCGGTGTCTTTTTACATATTGAATAAGTGTTCATACTCTGGTTTAACTGAGAATAGTACATTTAGTGTTACTGCATCTCGTCAGAACTTCAGTCATATGAATATCGGTAAGTTGAAGGGGTATTCTCAATTAATCCAGAAATGGAAGATTACTAACAAAGATTATTCTGATTTGATGCTTTCCCCAGGTGAAGATGTATTTGTGTTTTTGGATCCACCATATGATATCAAAGACTTCCTCTATGGTAGGAATCGTGAAATGCACAAATCATTTAGTCATGAACGATTTGCTGATATTGTCGATAATTGTGAACACAAGTTCATGATCACATATAATGTGAATGACTGGATTACTGAAAGGTACAGTGCTTATCATCAGCAACATTGGCAACTGCGTTATGGTATGGTTCACCGCAAGGATAACTTAAAGACAGAACTTTTGGTCACTAATTATCCAACTTCGTCATCTTTGGAATCTTTACTATGAGTTATGAATTGAAAGATTGGTTGAACTCAATTAATCACCAAAAGAATGATCTCCTTGAGGATGATCCAGATTCAATCAAACAATATCCTCCTTATATTATTAATCGATGTCTTTCTGGATTTATCGATACTGTGATGTATGCAAATGAAATGAATATAAATAGTCACTTAGATAGTAAACTTCAATACATTTACTATCTAAATAGTATCAGGAAAAAGAAGAGATTCTCTCCCTGGTTAAAGAAGGATAAGATTAACGACTTAGAGTTAATCAAACAATATTATGGTTATAGTAATGAGAAGGCTAAATCTGCCCTTTCCCTTCTTAATAAAGATCAGATTAATTACATTCGCAAACGACTTGATGTTGGAGGAAAGAAATGACTATTGAAATGGATGTTGAATATGACTGGAAACCTGAATTGATGGTTGAAGTTATCCTAAAAGAACCAGATGATTTTCTAAAAGTTCGTGAGACTCTAACTCGTATTGGTGTTGCTTCTCGCAAGGAAAAGAAACTATACCAATCATGTCATATCCTTCATAAGAAGGGTAAGTATTACATCGTTCACTTTAAGGAATTATTTGCACTTGATGGCAAACGAGCAAATATCACAGTTAATGATGTTCAACGTAGAAATCGTATTGTTCAGTTGTTGATTGACTGGGGACTTATTTCTGTGGTTAGAGCAACTGACATTGAAGATATTGCAGCACTGAATCAAATTAAAGTTTTATCATATAAGGATAAGGCAGAGTGGACCCTAGAATCCAAGTATAATATTGGTAAGAAAAAAGAAGCATGATAAATAGAGGGTAAACCATTACCCTCTATTCGGACAATGGAACCTAAGAAGGAAAATCGCATGGGTGCTTTGATTCGTATTGCTGTTTTGAGTTGGTCTGCTGCCCTTTTAACTGCTAGTTATGCTGGTCTACTTCCTAAGATGGACCCAACTTTTATTGCTACAGTCTTTACTGCATCTGCAGCAACTTTCGGTGTTAACACCATGAAGAAAGGAGATGACGATGACAAACGAAATGATTCCGTCCCTGCCGTCACCGCAGTCGAACCAACTCCAGTTCCAGTTGAGCCAGTTGTCCAACCAGTCTTCGATACCCCAGTTGCAGCAGAACAACCTGCAACAGATTCAACCATCGAAGAACCAGTTGCAGAGGATACCACACCTTCAAGATACTCTGATACCCAGGCTTGAATCTCCTGTAGTTGACGCATTGCAAGCTCCTGTTTCTCGGGGGCTTGCTTTGCCTGTATTTCAGGCACCTGATCCATCTATCAAATATCCTGTAATTAATGTTCCTACACAGGAAGAGTTTGATGCTGCGGTAAAGGCAGACAGAGATAAAGCAGCACAAGAAGATGCTGCTAAGAATCGTGGACTTCCTGATTCAAAACCAGAACTTCCCCCTGCTGTTCAGGCACTCACCCAGACCCCTCCAGAGATCAAGGCAGAGATCCCAGCAGACAATCCCACCATTAATGTGGCAGGTGTCAAGATCGACCTCCCAGACCCCTCTCTAGTGGCAACTGCGGGTGCTGTAGCAGTTGTGACCACTGCTGCTACAATGGCATCCACGGCAGTCCTGAACGTCCTGAAGAATGCTGCTGAACCAATGATACGGGAAGCATCAAAGAATAAGTTTAAAATCAAAATCAAACAAGTTAAACCAGTTCTTCACTATGTTTTGGGGGAAGATGGAAGAGTTGATATATTTGAATATTCAGCAGAAGGAACACGTTTGGTTGCACAGACGGATAATGTAGAGCAGTATATCCGTGACCAAGTAGATACCAATGCCTTATATGAAATTGAGAATAAAGTTATTATTGATGATTCAATGAAAACTAAATTTACAAAAGAGGGGCAAGAGAGATTTAAAGGTCTCTATGCCCCTGCTAAAAAGATTGCCAAGAAGTTATCTGCTAGGATTGCTCTTTAATATGTGTCTTACCTTTCCTCCTCATAACTCTCCGAATTTCGGGGGGTTCTTTCTTTATTGGAAATTTCCTTTGTTCAGTGAATAAACCGTCATTGGAGAGAATTCTAGCAAGAACTAAAAGTTGTACTAAAAGTTTCATCCTAGAGTTGCGATATAATATTGTGCTTCTTGGAGTTTTCTTTGCTTTTGAATTTGCTTACGGATTAGATTGAGCCAGTTCACTTTGATACCTCCTCGTTCTTACATGGACGATATGGTGTGCCACGATATACATTATTAGGATGTGCTGGTGCATGTGTTTGCGAATACCACTTACGATATTCTTCTTTGGGGGTATCAGTATTGTACTGACATCCACGATAAGTTGCGATTGACATTAGGTTTGCTCCTTTACTGTTAGGTAATGGTGCGTTCCTTTCAGTCGGCTTTTGCGTCTATCTTACACTCCTTTGGTGAGATCTGTTTAATCTCCCAAATTAAATCATTCTTATATTGTTTAGGGATGTCCTGTTTTTGGACTCTCCCAGCAATCAACTGTGCTTGTAAGCAAGTTAGAATGAGTGCTTCCATAGATGAACGATCCGTTCCGAGTCGGCTTACTTCCGTCTGCATTATAGCAGATGAACGTAAAATATATAGTGAAAATCTTTTGTAAAATGTGATACCAAATTAATGTTTTCTTAATGTTTGTAAGTATTCCAATACTTGCCACCTAATACCCATTAATTCATTGAAGCACTTTTGATCATGTGCTAATTGTCTTAATTCATTATCAGGTTTGTATACACTTTCAATGAATAGATCTAGACCACTGTTCCATTTATCGTCGTTATTAGTCACGTTGCCTCCAATCATCTGGTTTGTCTTCGGTGAAGAAATCAACAATATCATCAACACTATCAAATCTTGATACACCAAATCTTTGGTGACCAGTTCCACCAATATCAAGTTGGTTGAGAAAATCATCCATATCACCTTCTTGCATGTCAGGATTTTCTGCTGTCCTTCGTGCCTGTCTGAGCATTGTACCTGCAGTTCTATTTGCCTTTGCAAGTTTCTCTGCCCAGATCATATCTTCAAGTTTGACTTCTTCTCCTTTTACAATGCGTTGACAAATAAACTCCAAACGTAAACGATACTGGGTAGATAGCATAATTTTATTTGTCAGAATTTAATAATATTTAGTTGGGGTACGCATTGTTCAATCCCCAATAGACAAAATACGCAATAAGTCCGAAAATTATCATTGCTGAAAATATAGTGTTAATCATATTCGATCATCCCAATTTGTGTGTTCTGCATACTCGGTATATAGTCTTTTAATATCACGATCTACATGATGAAGATCGTCTAGTGGTGGTTGATATCCTTGACTGATTAGATAGTCAATAAATTCATAAACATGTGGTGTGATTTCTGCTTTCATTCTGACGAAGGAAGAAAGGTAGAAAGATCTTTTCTGCCATTTATCATCACGTTCTCTCCAATCTGGAGGTCTATTTGTGAGCATCTTTCATTTCCTCATTTGCTAATCTGAGAATATAATAAATTATCCAAGCAGTGAATATTAATCCTGCTCCTAAAATAATAACAACTCCCCAAGGAAACTCATTCATCTTCATCCTCGTATGTAGATGGTTCTTCAAATAGTTCATCCATTTTTTGTTGGAAAACTATTTCTTGTAGTTCTTGTAAGTCTTCTTCGGTGAGAGTTATCATTTGTCTTTAAGTATGTCCTCTATTCTTTTACGCATATTTGTGCTATCTTGTTTTAGATAATCTCTGAGAGAATATCCACGTTGCCCCCTTATTATACATGTTCCTTGATAGAACATGGTGGCAGCAAATACTAACAAGAAAACAATGCCTATTATTTCAGGGTAATGTTGAGCCATGGTAGAACTGGTGGAATAACTCCTATAAGTCTTAGAAGTCCCTCAGCAAATAGAGCAAGAACCACCCAACCAACACACATAGAAATAATTGAAGCATTCCTATTGTGTCTGCGTATAGCAGCATCAATCATCTCCTGGACTTCTTCTTTGGTTACTTGTGTCATGAATTTTAGCAATACCTATGATTGGTAGTATAATCAATGAACCACTTAGAATGCCCAAACCAACTGGATTTGTTAAGATTTCAACTATAATATGTTTCATGATGTGAGATTTTGTTCCTTGTAGTTCTTTAGTTTATTGAGGAGATGTTGATATTCTTGTTTAGTACTCTTATCAGAAGTTGAAACTGCTTTTTCGGCACACAGGATGATTAAACGATTAACATCTTTTTCTGAAAGTGTGTACATATCTTACTCCTAACCATGAACAATGGTCATAAGAATTGTGCCGTGTTTTCTAATAACATCCAAGTGAGATTTACCCCATGGAATATCAAACCATTCAACTCTTTTGTTATGCCGTAAAAGCATGACTGATACATATCGCACGGTAGAATTACTTATCTGCCTTATTTAGATTATTAACTGGTATTTGTGGAATTGTTACAACCGTAGGTGAGGGATACCTGACAACTACATCTGCACAAATTTTTGCATATGGAGACTCTGGATGAAAGGTAATTCCAGATTTAATTGCTTCACCACATTTAAGAAGTCTTACTAATTCAAAATCGAGACGTGCTTTATCTGCTTCTGCTTTCTGTCTTTCGATTTCTACCTTTGCTCTTGCTTTACATAACTCCATTAGACCACCATCTAGTGGAATGTTCACTCCAGCAGATACACCAAAGTTTCCGTTTCTAGATGTGAATGTCTCTGGATCTTCACTGCTGTTGTTACTACCTAATGCAAATGGTGACACTGAGAACGTTGCCCCCTGGCAACTAACCCCTGCTCCGTAGGTATTAACTGCGTATGGACCCTGCAAGACCTGAACTGCCTGGTTAGTGACGTTTCCAGTAGCACTAGCAGAAGGGCCAGCAATGTTAGTATTAGAAGGAGCTTGTTGAGCATATGCCACACCTCCCAGTGAGATTACTGTGTAAAGACAGAGATTGATGTAGTGGTTGATTGGGTTTCTGTTGTACGATCTATCCATGTTTCTTTAGCCACTCCAGGTCCAAGGTATGTTTCACTGAACTGGAATGGAGCACCTTGATTCATGATACTATAGTTTGCCCCCTGTTGAGGAGTGCCAGGAATATTAATATTAGTTCCAGTTACAGTATATGATGTGCCAGTTGTATATTCAACTTGACGAATAGTTTCTATAATTTTTGTAGTAGATTCAGTGGTTGCGTTAATTGTACCTCTAGTAAAATTAGGCACAACACTTTCAGCATAAACAGGAGTACAAATGACTCCCGTTGCTAAAAGCAAAACGGGAGTTAAATGTCTCATTTGAATACACTCAATTCAACACTACGTTGTGCTGTTCCTGTGGTTCCTGGACCACCAGCAGTAATAGTTGGAACACCAGTAGCACTCAAAGTACCAGCAAGAGTTCCTTTGTCACCAGCTAACTGAGTAACACTATCCCCATAAAGGTTGGGAGAAGCAATAACTCCAGCACTGACCGACTGAGAGGTGACTGCTGTATCAGCAGCATTGTAAGTTTCTGAGAAACTAAATGCTTGACCTGCTGTGTTGATAGATGGAGTAGCATCGCTATATGCACCATTGGCACCTAGACCAAAACTAGTATTTTGACCACTAAATTGAACATTTGTTCCTGATACGGAGTATGATGCTCCTATTCTAGTTGATTGAACTGCGGCACCTTGCACACCCAACTGAACTGAATCAGTAATTCTCGAAGTTATTTCAGCTGCGAATGACGATGGCATAACGAAAAAGGATGCCGCAAGTGCGGTGATTACCTTTTTCATGTTCGGTTTCTCCTAAAATGGTTAAATGACGACCACATCTATTTATGGTATAAATATTTTTTGGATGCCTTCGGGATCCACTACAAACAACTCGCTTATCTAAGGAGAAGTAAAATGATTACTACCAACACGTTAGACCACTTTTGGAAAGAATACGCACCTCACGCTGTAGGTCTGGATGATGTTTTTAATCGACTAGATGCTATGTCTGGTCACAACATCAACTATCCACCCTACAATTTAATCAAACATGACTCAAGTAATTTCACTATTGAAGTTGCGCTTGCAGGATTTAAACGAGAAGAGATCGAAGTCTCTACTGAACAAAACATTCTCAGAGTTGCCTCCAGAAATGAGGAAAAAGATACTACAAGAACTTACTTACACAAAGGATTATCGAAGAGATCATTTATTCGAACCTGGCAGTTATCAGAAGACGTAAGAGTTAAAGATGTTGTTTTTGAGGATGGTCTACTTACAATTGATCTTGAGAAGATCATTCCCGAACACCAAAAACGCACAGTTTATGATATAATGGGAAAGTCAGAGAAGCAACTTTTAAATGGATGATAGATTTATTTGGATTGAAGAAGAGAGTTTAACTCATGAATTTTGTGATCGTATTATTCAAAAGTATGAAGTAGAATCTTTCAAGTCTATTGCCACTACTGTTGGAGGATATTCTAATGTCCTCCAAGCCACAGAAGTAAATATTACCAACTTAGAGGGGTGGATAGAAGAAGACACTCACTTATTCCAAACTTTAAATAAAGGACTTGATAAGTACAGAGTATTTCTAAAAGACACTTTGATGATTGACTTTACCGCTGACATGTTAATTGACAGCGGTTATAAAATTAAAAGTTATTCTGGTGATAATGGAGACAGATTTGATTGGCACCAAGATTATTGTTCTGATGATAGTTATGGACCTGGGGCTTCTAGATACCTCTCTTACATTTGGTATCTAAATAATGTTGAAGGTGGTGAAACAGAATTCATTAACGGATTCTCTGTCAAACCTGAAGTTGGGAAGTTGATAATTTTCCCATCTACGTGGACTTATATACATCGTGGAAAAACACCGCCTCCAGGAACAACTAAATATATTTGTTCTGGATTTTTGTACGCACAGTCAAATCCTTATATTAACAATAAGCAAAAACAGAATAACGGAGAAGGGTAGACCCTCTCCTTTTTTATTGGAGGAATTATGCAATTTTATTATAATTTAAATCCACCTGGATACGAAGGTGAGTCAGATCTGGTGACCCTAGAGGCACCTACTGAAGTTATGGATGTATTGTTTACTTATGCGAAGGAAATTTCTGACGCTAAAAATATTCATCACAACAAAGCTGTAAGAGATTTAATTCAGCAATCTGTCAAAACACTTATGGAGAAAAATTATGAGCGTAAGAATCGCAAGACTAAGAAGCGGTGAAGATATCATCGCTGAGATGAAAGAAGTGATTGCAAAGGATACCGAGCAGGTTGTTGCAATTCAGTTTGAAGATCCTTACAGTGTTGCCTTGGTAGAAGATCCATCTGCAATGTTTGAGGAAGGTCAACCAATTAAAGTAAGTAACCCAAAAGTTCATATGCTATCATGGGTTCCTCTTTCGGCAAATCGAAATATTATGATTGAACCGTCAGAGATTATTTGTGTGTATGATGCACACAGTCAAGTATTAAAACAGTATTCGGAATTAGTGGAGGCAGTAAATGGAGGAGGAGACAAACTTGGAGGTGGAGCAGAGGATGAGTCCCTCACCTTTGAAAATTCTTTTGTTGAAGCAACGGGAATCGTACCTGATTGGGAAGGTGACTGAACTCGATGAAGAACCATCGATTCTTGTAGAAAACTGTTATGAGATTGTAGAGTGTGCTGAATATGGTGCAGACCCAGAAGATCTAAAATCCAGGGCAAATAAAATTGAAGGTAAATATCTTCAAACATCTTTGAACCTTATTGATGAAAACAATGGTAAAGATTGGTGGGCATTGGAATATATCATTCTCAAACCCTATCCAAAGTTCTCGGCTCAGCGGGACCTCTTCTTGACAAGCGACGCGATTTTCACTATACTGGATCCTGAACCAGGTGTTCTGGACCTTTACCGTAAAGTTGCTGGATGAAATTTTATACGAGCGTTGAACAAGTAGGCGACAACATTCTTTATCGTGGATTTGACCAAGGGCGTCGAGTTCAATATAAGGAATCGTTCTCGCCTACTCTTTTTGTTCCTTGCCCAGGAGAGTCTAAATACAAAACTCTTGAAGGTCACAATGTCAAACCGATGAAGTTTGCTGGACCTCGTGATGCGCGAGAGTTCATGAAGAAGTATGAGAGTGTCCAGAACTTTGATGTGTATGGATATGAACGTTTTGTATATCAATATATCTCAGATCAGCATCCTGATGAAGTCGATTATGATTTCAAGAAACTTGAGATCTACACGATTGACATTGAGGTTGCATCCGAGAATGGATTCCCTGATGTGCAAAGTGCGGCAGAAGAAGTTCTTTGTATTACAATGAAGAACTTGAATACCAAACGTGTGGATGTTTGGGCTACTCGGGAGTTTAATGTTCCTGAAGGTGTGAACGTTCATTATCAGTGGGATGAATCCACAATGCTCAAAGACTTTGTTGCATTCTGGGTGGAGAATACTCCTGATATTGTGACTGGTTGGAACTGCTATCTGTACGATATTCCATACCTCTGCCGTAGGATGGATCGTATTATGGGAGAGAAGTGGGTCAAATCTCTTTCTCCGTGGGAGAAGGTATCTGAACGTGAGATTGTGATCATGGGTAGGACTAATCTTGCCTACGACATCATGGGAGTTTCTTGTCTAGATTATCTCGATCTGTATAAGAAGTTCACCTACACAAACCAGGAATCTTATCGACTGGATCATATTGCTTTCGTTGAACTTGGCCAACGTAAGTTGGATCACAGTGAGTTTGATACTTTCCGTGACTTCTATACGAATGGTTGGCAGAAGTTTGTAGAGTACAACATCTTCGACGTGGAACTTGTTGACCGTTTGGAAGACAAGATGAAACTAATCGAACTTGCTGTCACGATGGCATATGACGCAAAGACTAACTTTGAGGATGTGTATTCTCAGGTTCGTATGTGGGATACTCTTATCTTCAACTTCCTTAAAAAGGATAATATCGTTGTTCCTCCTAAGAAAGGAAGTAAGAAAGATGATAAGTATGCTGGTGCTTTTGTGAAAGAACCCAAGCCAGGTTTGTATAACTGGGTGGTGAGTTTCGACTTGAACTCTCTGTATCCCCACCTGATCATGCAGTACAACATCAGTCCAGAGACTCTGCTTCCCACTAGACATCCTCATGCAACTGTGGATCGTCTTCTTAATCAGGAACTAGATCTTACAACTCTGGATGGTGAAACTGTCTGTGCTAATGGTGCAATGTATACCACTGCATCTCAAGGTTTCTTGCCTAAGATGATGCAAAGAATCTATGACGATCGCACTATCTACAAAAAGAAGATGCTTGCTGCTAAGCAAGAGTATGAAAAGAATCCAAGTGAGAAACTGGAGAAGGATATTTCCAAGTTCAACAATATCCAGATGGCACGAAAGATTCAACTGAACTCTGCTTATGGTGCCATCGGAAATCAATACTTTAGATACTTCAATCTTCAGAATGCTGAGGCAATTACTTTGTCTGGTCAACTGTCGATCCGTTGGATCGAAATGAAGATGAATGAGTATCTCAACAAAATCTTGAAAACGGAGAATGATGACTACGTTATTGCTGCTGACACTGATTCTATTTACCTCAACCTGGGTCCTTTTGTTGACGCGGTACTCGGAGGACGAGAGAATTCTAATGATCGCATTGTGTCGTTCCTTGATAAGGTGTGTAAAGTGGAACTTGAGAAGTTTATTGAAAATTCTTACAAAGAACTGGCGGAATACGTGAATGCTTTTGATCAAAAGATGTTCATGAAGCGTGAGACGATTGCAGACAAAGGTATCTGGACTGCAAAGAAACGCTACATTCTCAATGCATATGATATTGAAGGTGTTCGATTCACTGAACCAAAACTTAAGATCATGGGTATTGAAGCTGTTAAATCTTCTACTCCTGCACCTTGTCGTCAAAAGATTAAGGATGCACTGAAGGTTATTATGACGAAGACTAATGATGATCTTATTCAGTTCATTGAAGAGTTTCGTGATGATTTCAAGAAGATGAATCCTGAGGAGATCGCTTTTCCTCGTGGTGTAAATAACTTAGGTAAGTTCAGTAGCACGGTGACGATTTATGGAAAGAGTACGCCTATTGCTGTCAGAGGTTCACTACTGTATAATTACTATATCCGCAAGCATAAACTTACTAATAAGTACCCTGTTATCCAAGAAGGAGAGAAGGTCAAGTTTCTCTACCTCAGAACACCAAACAAAATAAACGAGAATATAATCTCGTTTATTCAAGAACTACCCAAGGAATTGGGTATTGACAAATCTATAGACTATGACTTACAATTCGAGAAGTCATTCCTAGAACCGTTGAAAACGATTCTGGACACAATTGGTTGGAAGACCGAAAAGATTAATACGTTGGAGTTTTTATTCGCATGAATTTTCTACAAGATGTTGTAAAGGAGATTGGTAATGAGTTCGCTGGTATCGTTGCTGATGGCGTTGCGGCTGGTGACTGTGATACTTTTGTTGATACAGGTAGTTACATTTTTAACGCTCTGGTATCGGGATCGATTTACGGTGGAATCCCGTCAAACAAAATTACGGCTATTGCGGGCGAATCGTCTACAGGCAAAACTTTCTTTTGTCTCTCTGTCGTTAAACACTTTCTCGATAGTAATCCTAACGCGGGTGTTGTCTATTTTGAATCGGAATCTGCAATTACAAAGTCTATGATTGAGGATCGTGGTATCGATTCCAAGCGAATGATTATTGTACCTGTTGTTACAGTTCAGGAGTTTCGTACCCAGGCTCTACGTATTGTGGATAAATATCTTGATCAGAAGGAGAGTGATAGACAACCTCTTATGTTTGTGCTAGATTCTCTTGGGAACCTTTCTACCACCAAGGAAATTGAAGATTCATCCGAGGGTAAAGAGACCAGGGACATGACCAGAGCCCAGGTTACCAAATCCGTATTTCGTGTATTGACACTGAAGTTGGGTAAGGCAAATATCCCGATGCTGGTTACCAATCATACATACGACGTTGTAGGTGCTTATGTTCCAACTAAAGAAATGGGCGGTGGTTCTGGCCTTAAGTATGCCGCTTCTACTATTATCTACCTCTCCAAATCTAAGGAAAAAGACGGCAAAGAGATCGTCGGGAATATTATCAAGTGTAAAGCACAAAAGTCTCGCTTTACTAAAGAGAATTCCATTGCTGAGACGAGGCTTTACTATGACACAGGACTCGACCCTTACTACGGACTCCTTGAACTTGGAGAGAAATACGGAGTCTTTGAGAGAGTTGGTAATCGCTATAAAGTCAATGGAGCGTCCGTCTATCCGAAAACAATTCTCGCGGATCCAGAAAAGTATTTCACTCCAGAAATTATGCAAGCCCTTGATGAATCGGCAAAGAAAGAATATCTATACGGACAAGGCAATGTAACATCAAACGAGGAAGATTATGCAAGCGAAGAAACTGAGTGATTTAATTAAGGTATATGATGATGTTATTGACGTAGAGCGTTGCGAAGCAATTATTAAGATGTTTGATAGTCATCCTGACTATCATGAAAGAATTGAAAGGGAAACAAAACCAGATTTTACGCAGATGAACATCACTTCTTTTACTAGAGATAGTGATGAACATTCTGCAAGAGACAGGGATAATCATCAATTCTTAGTTTCTGTATTTACAAATTATGCTGCTTTATATTGTTCAGATCTCATGATCACAGATGAGCATCCTCCCCAGTATGCTCTTGAAGAACTTAGGATTAAAAAATATAATGTTGGTACAGATCAGTTTTCCGAGCACGTTGATGTGGGAAATCACAACTCAGCTAGGAGATATCTCGCATTCTTCTTATATCTAAATGATATCGAAACGGGTGGGGAGACAAGATTTCCTTATCTGAACTTGTCAGTTCAACCAAAATCTGGTAGACTGATCGTGTTCCCACCAATGTGGATGTTCCCCCATGCGGGACTTCCCACTACAGAAACACCAAAGTACATTGTCGGATCGTATTGTCATTACTTATGATGGATAAACTGGAAGTTATTGTTCTTAAGAATCTTGTTCACAATGAGAAGTTCTGTCGAAAGGTACTTCCTTTTATCAAACCAGAGTATTTTGAATCTCATGAAGAACGTGTAGTCTTCGATGAGGTAAATAAATACGTTCAGCAATACCAGACTCAACCTCCACTAAATGCAATTGCTATTGAGTGTGAGAGGAGAACTGATCTGAGCTCAGATGGATTCCAGAATGTCTTGACCTTGCTCAAGACATTCACAGAAGATAAGATTGATTTTGAGTGGTTGATTAACACTACCGAAAAGTGGTGTAAGGATCGAGCAGTCTATCTTTCTCTTCTTGAATCCATTAAGATTGCTGATGGTAAGGATAAAACTAAGAGTCGTGATGCTATTCCTAGTATTCTTTCCGAGGCACTAGGAGTTTGCTTTGATGAGCATGTTGGTCACGATTACATTGATGACTTTGAGACTCGCTATGATTTCTATCACCGTAAAGAAGAAAAGATCCCGTTTGATCTTGAATTCTTTAATAAAATTACGAAGGGTGGTCTCCCTTCTAAGACTCTCAACATCGCTCTTGCTGGTACTGGTGTTGGTAAATCTCTCTTTATGTGTCATGTGGCTGCATCCTCTCTACTCCAAGGTAAGAATGTTCTTTACATCACTATGGAGATGGCAGAGGAAAGGATTGCAGAACGAATCGACGCGAACTTGCTGAACATTAATATTCAGCAACTTGTCGATCTGCCAAAGCAAATGTATGAGACTAAGATCATTAAATTGGCTCAGAAGACTGTAGGTAAACTTATCATCAAAGAATATCCTACTGCTTCTGCTCACTCAGGTCATTTTACATCTCTTCTAAATGAACTTGCTCTGAAGAAGGGATTCAAACCAGATATTATCTTCATTGATTATCTGAATATCTGTGCATCATCACGCTACAAAGGATCTATTGTTAATTCTTACACTTATGTTAAAGCGATTGCCGAAGAGCTTAGAGGTCTTGCTGTCGAGTTTAATGTGCCTATCGTTAGTGCTACTCAGACTACTCGTTCAGGGTATAGCAGCACTGACGTTGATCTTACTGATACCAGTGAATCTTTTGGACTTCCTGCTACTGCAGACCTTATGTTTGCTCTTATCAGTACAGAAGAACTGGAGCAACTCAACCAGATCCTTGTCAAACAACTTAAAAACAGGTATAATGACCCTACGATGAACAAGCGGTTCATCATCGGTATTGACAGAGCAAAGATGAGGTTGTATGATGTAGACCAGTCCGCACAGACAGATCTTGTTGATTCGGGGCAAGATCTAGATGAAGAACCCGAAGACCTTTTCAAAGGTAAAACCCGTAAAAATTTTGCTGACTTTAAATATTGAGGTAAACTATGGCTGAAGGATTTGCACCTACTGAAGACCAGTTCCCCACTACTGGTATGACTGATCAACTCCATCCTGATAATGAAGAGATTCCTGAGGATGAAGTCGATCTCCAGAAGTATCTGGAATTTGTTGACTTTGTGACTAGCAAACCATCCAAAGAATATGGTGAGTTTGCAGAGCGTCTGGAATCTCTTGCTGTTTCTGGATGTAATATTGAGCGTCTTCTGACTGCTGCTGTCGGTATTAATGCTGAAGGTGGTGAGTTCATGGAGATCGTTAAGAAGATGATCTTCCAAGGTAAACCCTGGAATGAAGATAATCGTGAACATCTCATCATTGAACTTGGTGATGTTATGTGGTATGTTGCTCAAGCATGTATGGCACTAAATATTTCTATGGATGAGGTAATTCATAAGAATGTTTCTAAGTTACTTAAGCGTTATCCCGAAGGTGTTTTTGATGTCGTCAGGTCCGAAGTCAGGAAGGCCGGAGACCGATGATGATATAATCATCGAATACTTTCACATTTCGGAAATCATGGATGCTTGGTCTGATGGTTACAATCACAAGCCCCCTCTTCTCTAAATAATAAGGAAGAGGGGTTTTTTACAAATGTCAAAACTCGATAAGTCACAACTCAAAAAACGAAATAACATTGAAGTTCTTGTTGATAAGTTTTTCGGTCTCAGTGACTATGAAAACAGATTTATTGTTGAAGGCGAAGGAGTCTTCATTCCAGTTGCTCTAGTTATTGAAACTAAGGCTGGGGAATATGCATACGAAACTGACGATGATGATCAGCGTGAGTCTGCTATTTCTAGAGTTCTAGAATTTATTGATGACAGATCTGCAAAGTTATTCTTTACTGGTAAGTATGAGAATACAGGACAGATTAAAACAGTGTCTCTTACTGATCTGCAGAAGACTGTTGAATTTGGTGGACAGTCTGGTAAGGGTGCTAAGGTAAATCTCGGCATTCAGTTCGAGAAAGATTTATTTGCTGCTCTGGTTGACTACTATGAGACAGGAAAGGAAGTTGGTAAATATGGAAAATACGCAAAAGAAATTATTGCTGAGGTTGGTAAGGATTTAGGTAAACCATTATCAGGTGTCATTGCAGTTGGAGAACTAAATCAGAAGAGACCGCTATCTATCTCTGGTAATACTTTAAGACTTGGTAATGGTGGTATTGACATTGGACCTACTGTTACTGACATTACACTTCAATTTAATGGTGGTACTCAAGTATATTTGTCACTTAAGTATGGAAGTACATTAGCATTTGCAAATATTGGTTGTAGTACTTTGTTTGCGGCAAATGATATGAAGACCTATTCTCCAAGTAAAAATGCACAAACAGTTCTTGACATCTTTGGTTTGAGTAAGACTGCTTTCTGTGATACATTTAATAACTATCCGCACTCTAAGAAGATTCAAAATCATCAAGTTGATGTTACTCAAACTTGTGATAAGCAGGCTCTTCAAAATCTTCTAGAACAGATGGTTGGTAAAGGATACTGGATGATTCATGGAACTACATCCAAAGTGAATATCTATGAAATGGATGATTCATATTTGAGAAGTGCTACTACTCTCACTGGAAAGATCACTGCATACTATGGTGGTACTACTGGGAAGGGTAAGAAAGTAATTGTTGCTTGCGAATCTGCCAAATATAAATTCCAATTCAATATTCGCAATAAGCAGTCGGGAGTTTACCCAACTCATATTATGTGCGATTATCAAAAGAAATAAATACTAAAGAAGGAAAAGCCTAGGTAAATGAAAAGTTATAGG